CCTGCTCTGTTAACCGCATCTAAAGTGTTTGATACTACAACAGTTTTATCAGAAATCTGCGTGTAGTTACCTACTCTAGCGGTAGTTAGAGAAGCGTCTAGAGTTGCTTCGTCACCCTCTATTACTTTGTTATCAGCAACACTACTTAAAGCTAGTGTCTGCCATTCATGGTATGTGGAATTAATATTTTGAGTCTTTAACGAAGATAGGAACGGTGTTTCTGTTACCGCTACCATAGAAATAAGATTTGATAAATCTTCTCTATTTCCTACACTGTCATAAGAGTCAAAAGTATTTGTTGGCTGTGCCATATATTTTCTCCTATATAGTTAGTTGATTACGTTCATAAACGCATCTAACATGTCCTCTGACTTGCCAGATTTAGCACGTTTAAAACTTGTGCGACGAGTTTCGTAATTAACATCTTCTTTAGAAGTAGGAACACCAGCTTTAGAAACTTTAGGAACCTTGTTTACTTTTTTTCCATCTAACTTAGCTTTCTTTAATTGATTATATTTCATACCTTCTATCGCTACCATGACGGTACGATGATCGGTTAACATGCTCAATTCTTGATCACTAAATCCAATATCATTTAAATAATTCTTTACACCTAATTTTAGCTTATCACCTTTTACGGGGTCAGCATACTCAGGTACTTTTTCCTGTAACAAAGCGGACTGGGAAGTAACATACTGTTTGTATTTATCTTCTGTCTCTGCTTTTTGTTTTGCTTCTATTTTCTTTAGTTCTGCTTCCGCTTGTTGACGTACTTCTTTCTTTTTATCAGACTCAGCTTTTTGTCGAACGTATTCAATCGGGTCGTCTCTATACAATTGGTCCCAATCAATCTTTTCTTCTGTGTCTTGTTTAATAAAAGATTTTAGTTTTACTGCGTAGTCATCGCGTTCTTTTTTGACCGCTTCCATTTCAGCTTGCGTTTTAGTTCGTTCGGTTTCTAAACCTCTGCGTTCTTCTGCTAACTGATTTGTTTTAGTCGAGTAATCTTTTTGCCTACTATATCCTGCAAGAAGTTCGTTAAGGTTAACTTTTTCTTCTAAGCCATTTACTTTGACTGAATAAAGTTCCTCATTAGCTTCTGCTGGGGAGTTGTCGTCAATTTCCTCTAATTCCAAATCGTCGGGAGTTGGTTCACTTTCGGTTGCGTCTGGTTGTGCTTTCGCGTCCTGTTCAGCCGATTGTGTTGGTGCTTCGTTCTCTGCGGTTATAAAGTTCTCGAATTCACCTAATAAGTTTGTTTTTGCTACTGGTTCTTGAACCGTAGCGTCGTCAGTAACCGCTGTTTCCTGTGTAGGATTGTCAGCCATATTTTACCTATTCTTTAAGTATTGTTCCCGTTTCCATAATGGATTGTATTCGGGTTTGTACGGAGTCAAGCATTTTTACCATCATGTAAATTTTTTCTCTTGCTTCCGTATCACGAAGGGGAGTATCTAATAATTCATTAATTAACTCTTTTCGTAATTCTTTATAAGACTCTTGATAAAGCGGATTTTCTATAATTGCTTTAGCGTCATTAGATCGTTGTATTTCTTGTTCTGGGGTCATCTACCTTTTGCCCTGTAAGAGTAAGTGCCTTTTTTACCTTGCGGTTGTGCGTATGAATCTTCTCTTTTACTTACTTGTGCTGGTGAAAAATATCCAGTATCTTTTCTGTATTGATTTGCAAATTGACCAAGATTTAATTCTTTATTTTTAAGTTTTTTCTTTAATTTATCGTATTCTTTTTTGTATTTAGTTACTGAGTCTGTAGTTATTACTGTATCTGGTTCCGTACCCTTAGTATCTTTGTAACGCTTAACTCTTTTTTCAGTATTATTATCATCATACAATCTTTGATCAAATTCAGGATTTTTAACTCCAAATTTTGCTATTTCATCTATCATTAATAAACCTGATTTAGACCTACCTCTATTTGCATTGTTTAAATTAATTTTAATATCGCCACCTGTTTGCATAGCATCAAGTAAACCTCTATTTTGTAATTCTTGTATTAATTTTTGTCGTCTAGCTTCTTGTCCTTTACCAAATGCTAAAGTGAAATAAGGGTTCATTATTTGACCAGATTTTAAATCGTATGTTGAACCTTTACTTGGCAAAACACCTAACATAGAATTTTTTAACCATCCTCTTTGTTGTAAGTTTGCTAAATATTCTTTGTTAGTCATATTTGCTACTTCTTCATCAGTAGGTATAAAATTATCCATTGTAGTATATCTGTCTGTACCTTCTATTTTAATTCTTCTTTCTTCATCATCAGAAGTATTATTTTCATTAACACACATTGGATGATTGGCATTAGCTGGCATCGAACAAAATACTCCCATATCAAAATCACTTTCAGGTGTATCTGGTTCAGGTTTCATTGGGTCTGTATCAAATTTAAAAGGAGTTGCTGTTGCAAAATCCATAGGGACTGCACCTAATGGTGTACCACTTCCACTAGCAATAGTAGAAAATAAAGATGACTCGCCAAAAGGTGTAAACTGTACCATTATAAAGTTCCCATCTGTGCTTTTCTATTCATCTTTTCTCTTTCCATTTGTAACTCTGCTAGCATTTCTTGTTTTTTTAATTCTAACTCGGCTACTTGTTCTTGTTTTTTTAATTCAAGTTCAGCTTCCATCTTTTCTTTTTTCAATTGCAATTCAGCAATGTTCTTTTCTCGGTCAGCTTGTATTTGTTGTTGTGTAGCAATAAGCAACGGGTTTTCTTGCATTGGGTCTTTAGGCTGTTCAGGAGGAAGTGTTTCGGGATTTGTAAAAAATTCCTGCGGGGATTTAAACCCAGCATTATGAACCATGCGCTCTAGCGTATTGTAGATGTTTTGTTCATTTGCTAATTTACTACCTGACATCATTATTTTTTCTTGGATGCCTAAAATTTGACCTAATATTTGAAGCCGTTGCTCATGGCTTCCTGTTCCTAACCCCACGTTTATTGTTAAATTAAATTTATTTTTCCACTCTCTTGGGTCTATTGGAACGTAATTGTTTCTAATTTTTATTATTTTTTTATAGTCTTGATATTGTGTTGTTAATTTTAACAAACAATTCATTAAATCTTTAATACCTGTTTCGGCAAACACTCTAGCAATTGTTTCAATACGTTGACCAGCCGATGCCATTGCTTCTTTAACACCTGTTGCTGTTGTATGTGATTTTTGTATAGTGTTAGGGTCCAAGCCTTGTTGCATCCTACTAATGCCTGAACGTTGTTCTTTTATTTGATCAACTTTCTCCATCATTGCCAAACCTTCTTGCATAAAGTTTTGTGCTTGTAATGGAACAACAGCATTAGGTGATTTAACTCTTACAATGTTGCCTGCGCGCGATTGTAGTAAGTCATCAAGATTTACTTGAGAGTCAACAGCCAATACGCGTGAGTTGTTCATAAGGAACGCGTTGTCAAGACACTGACGTAGAAGTACACTTTTTATTTGCTGGATGTCCATAACGAGGTCTGCAACACTCATTCCAAATAAACGATGCGGATTAATAATCGGTGTAATAGTAGAAAAAGGAATATATGATATTTCTTCTACATGTAAAATTTCGTTTGTATCTCCTACCGTACAAACTTTTAATAATTCTGCTACACCATCATTATCAATATCTGTTCTTATGTAATTTTCATAATATAAAACTTCGCGCATAGAAGGGTCAGCGCTTTCGTCCATGTAACTTTCTTCATTAAATAAGTTACGACTTAGCGACTCCTCATTCCATGTTGAGTTTGCGTAGTTTGGTATATCTTCTATTTTTTTTCTATCGTACCCTTCACCTATTAAATCACTAACCGTTTTTTTTAATCGGTGTGCAATGTAAGGTGCATCAGCTAAAGTTTTGGTACGTTTAGAAACAAGCATTTCTTCGGGAGGAACGTTTTCAATGCAAATTTTACCTGATGATGATTTACGTCGAACATCAACGTTAAATACAGTTTGGGTGTCTGCCATTTCACCTTGCTCTGTCATCACCATTTTATCTTCAATGACTTCTTCAACGTTAACTACTTCAACAGCATCATCTATTAATAAAGCCTGATATTCTATCTCTGTAAGGCCTTTATAAGACTCTTTGAGGAATTCATCCTCGTATTTATAATAATGCTTTATAAACCCGTTTTTTTGAATTAATGCATCTTTGAACCACGTATAAAATACTTTCCAGCCGTCATTTTCTTTAAATATTATATGATTAATATATTCCGTGGCTTGCTTAGATGCTTCTTCATCTTCAGGACCTACAGGCTCGAATTTTACAATATCGTCTCCTGCGGTAAAGATACGTAATAAACTTGGAAGCACACTTTCTACGGCTTCTAGTACATCACTACTTATAACTTGTGATCTGCCTTCTACTTCATTACCAAATGGCTCTGAATTGTAATAATCTAAGGCTAGGGAACGTTCTTGAACCAGTTTACCGTTTTGATAGCCTAAAGCATCAGTTATTTCGCGTGTAATAGTGCCTTTTAGTTCTTGTTCTTTTTTTTTGGTTAATTTCATTGATTATTATATTGTTGTAGTGTAACAGTGTTATATGACTAAATTTCAATTTAGAAAATTACTAAAATTTCTTGGTATATCCCAAGGGAAGCTGGCGAAGGAAGTCGGTATTACCCGAACAGCCGTCGGTAATTATTTCAATGGCCGTAGGCCCGTGAATAACCAGTTGGCTTGGGGTCTTGGACTCAAAGAACAAATCGTTGAAAAAGATAAACGTATTGCCTTTTTAGAAAAAAAGGTTTCTAAACTATCCCAGAAGGCCCGTAATTAAGTTTACTGGACCAGTCGCTTGACTCGTTCAAGCCTATACTCATATACCTCATTGCATCACATGAATTACTTTCAGGTCCGTGATGAGGTGTTGACGTTTGCTCTCCTAGTTGGTTTTTTTTCCATCGGTATTGTTTTAAACAATTAATGAGGTAGTCTGTTTTGTCTTTATTAAAATAACATCGTTTTAAGGACATCCGTAAAGAGTTTATTCCGTCCTCTATTTTAAGTTTGGGAACAGGTTGTATAAACCATCCTAAATTAGATGCTATCTCCTGCCTGCTTTTTCCTGACCCTAACTCAGTAACCACTATGTCATGCCCAGCAAAGTGATTATCATAAGTATAAGGGAGTTCTTTTAGTTTATTAGCGTAGTATTCTAAACTCTCTCCTGACCCTTCTAAATGATCAATAACATGTATAGCCGAACCTACCTTTTGAATAAAAACAATGCTAAAAGCATCACGAAATCCAATATCGGAAAATGTGGTAACGGGTAACTCTGCGATGTGAGGAACATTAGTAATTCTATTTTCATTTTCCACCATCTGCATTGATTTTGTGTAAATACCGCCAACGACTCCAGCGTCAAAATCTACCATAAACTCGGTATCATATTCTTCTGGGGACATCATATTCTTTAGATTGTCCAACTCGTCTTTTGGTATTATTTTTGTATCTTCTACAGTGTACTTTTTAACAAACCAATCTTTGTGGCCTTTATTATTCATATAAAGGTCATAAAAAAAATTATGCCCCGAAGGGGTCCCGATGGCGATTAGCCATCCCGATTTTTTATCCAACTGGTGTCTATCGACTAAAGCTGGCCGTAAGACCTTATTTAATAAATCTTTATGGAGTAACTGACACTCATCAAGAATAACACCGTCCGCGAAAATTCCACGAATAGAGTCAACGCTATTTCCGTCGGCCCCTAATAGTTGTATTCTTCTTCCCCCTACCATATCACAACGAAGTTCTGTCTCGTGATACGTAGTTCCCTTAATATTTTTTGTTAAAAATTTTAGCGTATCCCAATGTATTTTTTTTACCTGAGAATACGTAGCCGATATTATATAATACCGAGG